TGGCGAACGTGTCGCGGTCAGTCATTGGTGGCCTCCCAGCCGCTCCAGCAGGCCGCGCAGGGTGGCGTGCCTCTCTGGGTTCACCCATACTGACGCCACCTCCACCGCCTCCCGCTCCGCGTCGGTGAGCCTCCCAGCCTCCAGCAACTGGCTGCCTTTCACCTCTGCGAGACTAGCGCGGTCAGTTGCCTGACGCAGGGCAAACCGCAGGTCTGCGATCTCGTCGGCAGCCTCCGCACACAGCCTGTCCGGCACCTTGCTGCTGTAGGCCCGATCCCTGAGTTCCGTGACGATGTCGCTCATGGTCTATCCCTCGTTGCCAGAGCCCCTAACGCCAGGCCCACTGTAAGCCCCGCCGCAAACAGCAGGCCAGCCAAACCAACGACCCCCAGCCGAAAGAACACCAGATAGATCAGGTATTCCCGGATCTCGGACAGCACTGTGCCACACAACATTGGCATCTCGCATGTACGTTCCGGCTGTAGATCGTTTCTGATGTTGAGAAAAACAGCACTTTCTCAACATGCGGCGGCGATTGTATCGGCCCCTGGAGCCATGCCAAATCGTGAACCACCCGGGACATAACTCTCCTGGAGGCGTTGTCGCATGCCGGGAAAAACCAGGGAGTCGTACTACAAGGCGCTCTTCGACGCCATCGGCATGCAGGACCCTGACGACCTGACGCCGGTTTTCGATTCCGCCCGCCGTGCTGGGGTCCGTGAGCCTGGCAGGCCGAACAATGCCGAGAGTTTTGCTCTGGCCCCGCCTCACGACAAGGCAACCAAGATCGTCGGCCTTCAGGTTGCTGGCCCCACGACGCTTGCCGAAAGAGTCGCCAAGCACATGAGCGGGGAGATGCCTGGCCGGACGCTGGGCGCGATCATCGACCGCATGCCGCCTGGCACCACGACAGACGAGGCCATCAAGAAGGCCCAGGAACTCCACGACCAGTCTTTTGCAGACCCAAAGACCTATGTGGAGATGACCACTCCCGCCGAGTACTTCACAAGCCAGGTATACGGCGACAAGTTCCCAGAGGTTCTCCGGGCAGCCCTGCTGTCTGGCAACCATCCGGGTGTACTTCGAGGCAGCCCGGTCGTAGACACCTTCGCGGCAGACAGGGTCTACCGGAACGCCAACGAGCCGACCATGCTCATCAGGACCCCGGGCCTGTTTTTCACCAAGCCAGACGGGTCGCCCGTTGGGGGCATGGCTGGAACGCGCAAGAACTTCGCCATTTGGCCAAGGTTCTTTGATTCCGGCGGCGTGGCCCCGCACGAGATGGGCCACCGCTTGTGGCACGCCGGGATTCCGGCAGTCAAAGGCGAGGGCCTGCTGACTTCGCCCGCACTCACCGGCAGGCTGGAGAAGTACTACTCAACCTGGCCTGAGACCCAGACCGAATTAGGCCGCCTCAAGCAGGGGCACTACATGACCACTGGCAAGGTCATCTCGAACAAGGCCGACGCAGAGGACTTCATGCAACTTCTGCTCGCCCCGCCGCCGCCTGCCTCCTCCGCTCCGCCTCGTGCGATGTTTGGGCCGCGAAAGGGCCAGGAATTGCCAGACTTCAATGAGCATATGCGGTTCTGGCACAACATGATGGAAAAGGCCACGCCCCAAGACCGGGAGAGGGTCCGCACGCTCCTGCCAAAGGTCCTGTCCACCGCACCGAAGAAAGATCCGGTGGTGTGATGGAGGGGCTCAACCCGCAGCAGTACGAGCAGGCTCTTGGGCTGACGACCGAAATCCTGCGGAGGATGCACGATCACATCGGGCATTCCCCATACAACCCCAACTACGTCAGCACTGGGGAGATGGCCCAGGCGTTCTTTGCTCCGCCCGATGACCAGAAGGCTGCAGACAACAGAGTCATAGCCACGGCCTTGTCGCTGGCCCTGAACCCGCAGACGCCCGCAGGAGCGCAACTCCAACTGCCGGGCGGCGAGGTTGCTCCGATTGAGGACATCCTGAGGGCTGCCGGATACGACACCCAGAAGGTGTTTGAGCGGGCCAAGGTAGATGACTCGGGCTACCCCTATACGGGCGGCGGCTGGTCCAAGGAGGAGCGGCAGGCCCTAGGCAGAGACCCCGGTGCCTACGAACTCAGCCCCGGCGATCACCAGGCGTATCAGCGGTCGCTGAACACCGTGCCGCTCGGAATCATCCGCAACGCTGTCGAGCAACTCTACAAATCGCAAGAGGACATGCGGAAGATCGAGTCGGAGCCCGACTTTGACCGCTTCTCCGAAAGCCCTGACCCGAGATACACCTCTGCCATGCTGGTAGGGGGCAACGCCAGAAGTGCCTTGAGAGATGTGGTCAATGCCCACGACGCCTCTTATGGCCGCGACAAGGGCAAGCACGCATCCAGTTTCTTCGGCTCGACGTACCCGCAGCACCGAAATGGCGGAGCCGTTGCTGACGCCCTGAGTAACCCCGGGTCGCCAATCGCCTGGTTCATGGACGCCATGGAATGGAATGGGCAGGCTTTGGCCAACCGCCTTATGGACCAGCCAGACTCGGCCTACCGTGCGTCCGTCGCCAGCCAGGGGTGGAATCAGTGGAAAAGGCCGAGTCCACATGGCGTTCCCTCGGGTTCTCCAGAGCAGCGGGATCGCTACATCGCTGAAGCCAGACAGCAAGCCGATCAGATCCGGGCCCCGTCCTGGTCCATGCACCGCATGCGGGAAACAGGCGAGCCGCCCTCGTATTTTGGACAGGGATTGGCGACCTTGGGCTACATGCTTGCGGACCCGTCGAATGTCGCTGCCTTTGGGGCTGGCAAGGGCCTGCACATGGCTGCCAAGGCTGCCGCTCCTCGCCTGGCCTCGTATGGCGTGGGTGGCATGGCGGGTTATGCGACCCGGCTGGCTGGCAAGACTCAGGGAATCGCCTCCGGGAAGTTAGCCCCGTTCCTGCTCCGCGAGAGTTCTGAGGAAGTCCCGTTTGGGGCTGCCATGCAGGGGGCGACCACCCTGGCAGACAGCAATCGCCCAGGGTTCTTCGACTCTTTCAAGCCGGGCCTGCAGAACCGCCCCGACATCAAGGCTGCCCTGCTGGCAGAGGGCGTGGACCCTAATGACCGAAAGGCATTCGAGGAGTACTACGACAAGCAGGAGCGAGAGGCACAGGCCGCAGTCAGCGACCTGGCCTACAAGAACGCCCAGTCCCCCTACCACGCCAGCAAGCGTGGCCTGGGCCGCATCGGCAGTGGTATTGGCGAGGCTGGAGCAAAAGTCCTTGACGCCACTCAGCGTGCCGAAGCCAGCAAGCCGCCTGGGTGGTGGGACGCCTTCCGAGTAATGCGCTGACTCTCAGCCATTCGGGACGCAAAACCGCTTGCTAGTGCGGTAACGCGGGCTTGATATTCACAGCAGGCTGCTGTTCTCAAGCATAGGAGGCTTGTCATGGATACCGAGTCCGTAGATCAGGGCGGTGAAGTCGAGACCTCGCAGGACCTGGAGTCCTCCTCCGTAGGCACTGCCACCCAGGAGGCTCCCTCTACCCCTGAGTACCAGGGGCAGACGCAGCCGCAGCAGGAGTCGGTCTGGTCGAACTTCAAGAAACTCCCTGAGTTTCAGGGCCAAGACGACCGGGCCATCGCGTCCCACCTGTACCAGGCGATGCAGCGGGAGCGGGCTGCCCAGCACAAACTGGCCCAGTACCAGCAGTACATCCCGTATGCCCAGGAGTACCTGGCCCACCGGCCGGAGTTCGAGAAGTGGAAGTCGTCCCAGTCCAGCCAGGCCCAGCAGGGGGCTGCACTTCAGGCAGCCCAGCATGGTGCCCAGCCGCAGCAAGAGACTCCGTGGTGGAACCCACCGCAGATAAAGGACAGTTACAAGCGGTATCTCACAAAGGATGAAGCAGGCCGCGATGTAATTGCGGAAAACGCACCCCTGGAGGCAAAGTCCGCCCTGGAAGACTGGATGCAGTACCGGGCGGACTTCGCCAGGAAGTTTCTGGAAAACCCCCAGGAAACCCTCGGCCCCATGGTCGAGAAACTCGCCCAGCAGCAGGCCGAGAAGATCGTCCAGGACAGGTTCGAGACAGAGGCCAAGCAGCACTTCGTTACCGATGTCGAACAGTCCAACCGGGACTGGCTGTTTGATTCTGAAACAGGCCAAGTGACACCTGAGGGCATGCTGGTACATAAGTACATTGACGAAGCCAGGAGTCAGGGAATCCAAGGCCCTGAGGCTCGTTGGAAGTACGCAGTGGCGATGACCGAAAGGGACATGCTCGCCGCCGCGTTCGACCAGCAGCAAGCATCGTTTGCACAGCAGCAGCAGCAGTACGCGGCCCAGGCCGCCTACCAGCCGCCGCCGCAGCAGGCGATGCCGGTTGCAGCGGAGCCCCCGCCGCAGCCGAAGCCTGACCTCGCACAGCAAAACATGGAGTACCTGAGACGAGAGGCTTCGAGAAATCCGAGCCGCTCGGCTGGCACCCAACTAACCGACCCGAGAGCCCCGAAACCCAAAAGATCCTTCGAGCAATTCTTCCGCGACCAGGCTTCAGCAGACGGCCTGATCTAAAGAAGCAACCTGAAAGGGAAAGCACATGCCTTCGGCCACGGACTGGGCACGCAGTATTGGCACCACGATCATCAACTACCTCCGTGAGGAGGAGTTGACCACGTTCCGCAAGTTCAAGGTGTTCTCGGCACTTGAGAACAGCGGCAACGTCGTGATGAACCAGGGTGGCCGTGGTCTCGACTGGCAGGTTCGCTATCGCAACCAGCCTGTCACGGGCAACAACGGTGAGACCCCGCGCGTCTTCAGCAGGCAGAACCTCTGGGTCGATGCCCAACTCCCGTACCGTGGCTACCAAGTTACGGACAGCATCTACAAGAAGGAGATGCTGGAGAACCGTGGCCAGCAGGCCCTTATCAACGTGGCAGGCAAGATGGCCAGCCGCCTTCAGGAGTCGATGGAGCAGCACCTCGCCAAGGAGATCTACATCGACGGCAACGCCGCCGGTAACGAACTCCGCTTCCATGGCCTGGAGTCGTTCTTCGCCCTCAACGGTACGGTCAACATCGGTACCGGTGCCCAGCGTGCCGCCAACGCCGCCGACATGTTTGGCTTCCCGGCCGACACCTACGCCGGTATCAACACCGGCCTCGGTGCCATCGCCGGGTCGCAGGTCGAGGGCGTGTGGCCGAACGGCGTGGCCGACCCCGAGTACGACTTCTACAGCCCCATCGTGGTGAACTACACCTCGACGGCATTCGCTGGTCTGACCAACACCTGGAAGGACAACTGCGTGGTCGCCACCCGTGAGGCGATCCACCAGACCAAGCGGAATGACACGAAGGAGTCCGAGATCGACATGGTCCTCTTGGACCGCAAACTCTACATCGAGTACCTGAACAAACTGGACTCGAAGGAGCGTGTCATCGTCACCCGGACAAACGGCCTGAAGTCCTACGGCTTCAACGATGTGTTCGAGCAGGACGGCGTCGAGATCAGCACCGAGTACGCGGTCCCGTCGGGCTGCGGCTACGGGCTCTCCATCGCCAACATGGAACTTCGTTGCATGGAAGGAAGCCTGATGACTGCTGAAGGCCCGTTCTACAACGAAGACCTGCAGTCCTATCGGTATGTCGTGAGCGTACTCGCCAACCTCAAGTTCCGTTCCCCGCGTAACTTCTTCAAGTTGGCGGCCATCGCCTGAACCCAAAGCCCATAAGGAAAGACCAGACCCATGAGCAATATCGACTCCGATCCGTGGTTCAGCCGAGGCCAGACGCTGGGTGTCAGTTCGACCAGCGACGGCACGCACATCGTCGGCACCCCGAAGTGGTTCGTGGACGTTCACCCCCGGACTGGCGTTGTGAACAGCAACGCCCCGGTGAAGTGCATCGCCATGCGGAACACCTCGGGCGGTGCGATCCTCCCGGGTGCGGCCGTCAAGGCCAAGGCGTCGGCCCTGCTGTCCGAGGTGGACGGCTCGGCTGGCGTGAACGACATGGTGGTCGGCATCGCGGACGAGTACCTGCCTGCCGCTGGCGTGGCCAACAACGACATCTTCTGGGTGGTCGTTGAGGGCCCGACGACGGCGACCACGGCTGCGACTTTCGCTGCGGCTGACCTGATCTCGTTCACGGGCGGTGCTGCTGTGGCCGCTGTGGCGAACAAGACGGCGGGGATCGCCCTGGCTGCTACGGCCAGCGGCAAGGTTCGGGTCCTGGTCGGCCTCGCCGGTCGGTCGGCCCGCGTCTCGTCTCCGTGATCGTAAGAAGAATCAGAGGGACCACACTGGCACCGTATTGGTGACGAGCCGTCATCAGTACGGTGCCAGTTTGTTTGAGGAGGGCAGCATGTACTCGGAACCATGTGTCGCCGCCAGCACCCCGATGGACTCCCTGGCCGCCAAGGTCAAGGCGTTCGTCATCGTCGCCAGCCTGAAGGCACATGGCGGCCTGACGCTGGTGGAGTTCGGGGAACTGTTCCTGGCCCTGATGCGGCTGGCCATCGAGACCGTTGATACGCTCGATACCGCCGGGCCGCTGAAGAAGGAGATGGTTCTTGAGGCCCTCGGTCACCTGTTTGACGAGGTGGCTGACAAGGCAGTGCCGATCTGGTTCTGGCCCTTCTGGGTCATCGCCAAGCCTGCCGTCAGGGCTTCGCTCCTGGCTGCTGCCTCTGGTGCTATCGAGGTGGTCCTGCAACTGGTGAGGAAGAACTCGTGATCGCCATCATCTGCATCGTCGCCGCCGCCGCCCTGCTTCTGTGGCCGGTCAAGCCCGAGGTGACGGAGGTTGTGCAGGAAGAGCCCAAGAAGCCAGCGGCCAAGAAGCCCAGGCCGCGTAAGGAGAAGAAGCCGTGAGCGAGAAGGCCAGGCACTACGCTGCTGCCGTCCTGGGTGCGATTGCCGTCCTGTCTCTGGCGACACGCTCCCGGGCTCCGACCCCGGCCCCCGACGACAAGCCCGCTCGCCTGGTGCTGGCTGGCAAGTTCATCGGCCCCACGGCCTCAAGCGACGCCGCCGCCGTTTCAGCCCTGTGTGATGAGTTGGCTCGGATCATCCAGGAGGACGGCCAGAGCAAAGAACCCCGTCTGAAGACCGGCATCCAGTTCGATGACCTGCGGATCACCGCCCGTGACATGCGGATGCAGGGCGAGTCCATTGGCGACAGGCAGCCCAAGGCACGCGACGAGATCTGCCACTTCTTGAACGAGGCCGTGGGCATCAGCGGCGGGCCAATCAGCCCCGAGCAGCGGGCCAAGTGGGTGGACGCATTCTTCGAGATCGCGGGGGCTGCCAGCCGTGCCTCAGGAAAGTAAGAGCCTGTTCACAGCGAAGTCCGTTGCCACCTGGCTGCTGCTGATAGCAGTCGGGATGGCCGTCGCTGCATTCCTGTCGCAGCCAGCCCCGCAGCGTTTCGGCTACACCCCGAACCCGGACGGCACCAGGCAGTTCCTGTCCGAACTGGACAAGCCTCTGTTCTCGCAGGCAGGCGAGGAAGCCATCCGTGAGGCCAAGGGCAAAGACACGTTCTTGTACCGGTCAGCCTACAAGGCCCATCAGGCAGTCTACGGACAGCCGTGGGTCGTAGGCCGACAGGGCATAGGTGACTGCGTGTCCTGGGGCTTCGCTCATTCAGCATGGATCGCCCAATGCGTGGACTGGGAGACTGGACGCCTGGCTAATCCCCCGCCATTCCCCAGCACCGAGAGCATCTATGGCGGAAGCAGGGTCGAAGCCAGGGGCAAGAAGCAGGCCGGGTACTCCGATGGCAGTTACGGAGGGGCCGCCGCCAAGTGGCTCCGGGACTGGGGTCTTATATATAGACAGCAGTATCCGGGGCACGACCTGACCAAATACTCCCCGGAACGTGCAAGAGACTGGGGAAATTGGGGGAATGGCGGCCAAAACGACCAGGGCAAACTGGACCTGATCGCCAAGACCCACCCCGCCAAGCATGTGGCCCTGGTCAAGAACTTCCGGGAGGCTGCGGCGGCCATTGAGTCGGGTTTTCCGGTGGCCGTCTGTTCAGGTTATGGGTTCCGGTCTGTCAGGGACGAGCAGGCGTTCTGTGCCCCATCTGGGACATGGCAACACTGCATGGCCCTGGTCTCGGTGAGGTACGACCGGCCTGGTCTTTTGTGCTTGAACTCCTGGGGTCCGTCCTGGGTGTCCGGGCCTAAGTTTCCGTCCGACATGCCCGAGGGCTCCTTCTGGATCGACGCCAAGGTGATTGACGGAATGCTCGCAGGAGAAGACTCGTTCGCCGTCGGCAGCATCGACGGCTTTGGGTGGCGAGACCTGCATCATGGGAACTGGCTCTCGCCCGCACCTCTTGCCTTCTCTGTCGCCCCGTAAGGAGTCCGATGATGGTCACGCTCTCGAAGCAATCCCTGGCAATCGTCTGCGTGGTCTGC